ATAGTCTAACACTTGAAAAGTATATTCACCATAACTTTCACAGCCAATACGATCTACTTCGATATTATCATGACCATCAATCATGATTTTTAACATGTTATATCTATCTTCGAAATCTATTATACCATCTTTTTTATATGTTGTGGCAGTAGGAACATAAATAACTTTATCCAAATATCCTTTTTTGATCAATTGAAGCGCTATATCTCTATGCATTTTATGAGGTGGATTGAAACATCCACCAAATATTCCTATTTTCATAAAAATCACTCCCACAAACATAGTATTTCCATTTTTTTAGAATTCATTTTATTTTAACTATAGAATAACATAAAATGAAGGAGGGAGAAAAGCAAAATAAAAATTATTGCATTGAACTGTAAATTTATGTTATACTTTATTTGTATTCATTTGCGGATGTAGTTTAATGGCTAGAATACGGCCTTGCCAAGGCTGTGATGGGAGTTCGATCCTCCTCGTCCGCTCCAGTTGAAATATAGGGAAATCAATCATTTGATTTCTTTTTTTGTTTTGCTAAAACTAGTAGAAATTATCATGCGTTACCCACACGTATCTCACACGTTACCCACACAAAAAATCAGTATATTACTTCCAAAATAAATGAGTTCTTTTATTATGAACTCATCAAAATTACTTTTTTTATTTTATGCTATTTCATAAATCTTAGCGCTATTTTTTCACTAATCTTTAATGTTGTATCCATACTAGAAAAAATTACAGCATAGTAACTATCTTTTTTCTTTGATAAAATAACTTTATCACATTTTAATCCAGTTAATTGTGAAAAACATTCCATTTCTTCTCCGCTCAAAACATAAGTTTTGTACATACTTAATCCCCCTTTCGAATGACATTATGACATAAAAAAAGAAACACCGCAAATTGTCAATTAGACAAATGTAAGGTTTTAATTTGATGAATTTAATATTTTTTATTATGACAATTTTATATTTTTAAAGTATTAAGTTTCCCTAAATACAAATTTAGTACTTTTTTAAAGGTTATTATAAGACAAACAAAAAAGACCTAGGACAAAATCCTAAGTCTTATTTCTTTGTACAATATACTTGCTTGTTATCTTTAATACATATATATCCGCTTGGACTTTGTGCCCAAACAGAACTATCAACGTTATTTATTAGACGTTTAGCTGTAAATACTGTTCCTTGTTTGTAAATAGCATCATCATTTCCATTTGTACTTGTTGCATTCTTTTTCCCGTCTGTAGAAAGTTGACTTACTTTCTTACAAGCGAAGTTAGTACCTGCACCAGTACGCACTTTCATATTGTAATTACATGTATATAAACTACTTTCGTTAACTGGTACATCTTTTAAGTACTTCCAAGCCCAATTTCCTGATGTTAGGAATTTGGTATTATCTGCAAAGCAACACTTTTCTATAGGCTGTCCGTTCGGCAAGTAGTAGCCTTTATTATTTCTTGCATACTTTTGTGTAAACGGACCTTTTGCAAACTCCATATGTAAGTGATTTCCTATTTTACCATAGGTATTTCCCATTTTACTTCCTTCTACTGCCATTTGACTTCCTTGTGGATACTCACGTCCTACAATGACTCCATTTAGATCGTTATCGTGAAGTATCATAATTGTGCAGTAGTCAATCGTACCGTCTGCAAAACGTACTTTATTTTTAGATTGATACCATACTGCATTACCATCACTTGGATTCGTTGCTTTGCAAACTGCTGTAAATGGGAAATATGCTACATCTCTTCCACTGTCTTTACCAGCCATATCACAAGCATAATATGGATGATTTCCCTCGAAATCTCCCTGTGTGCATCTGAAATTATCCATAGGTAATAGAATATCTTCTATTCCTCCTCTAACTGATTTTTGTCCTTTGTACATCTTATTCCCCTCCTTTCACAATTGTCTTATTATAATTTATGTTGCTTATATGCAATATGGCACCTAATAGCGTATCTATCGCTATTACAGTGGCACTAATTTCTGTTGCGAATGGTATGCCCCAGATATTTCCTAAAGTCACAAGAAAAGTCGCAATAGCAGGCAATACTGTTAAAGCAACTTCTTTTAAAATGTCATAAGTTTTATTTTTCATTTTATTCCTCCTACTTCAATCCAATTTTTGCTAAAGCAAATCCAATCAAACCACAAATTAAAGCAGATAATATATAACCTATCATCTGCTCAATTCTTTTTGATGGTTTTTCTTCAATAGCAATAACTCTTTTATCAATTTTATTCATATCTTCTCGCATAAGTTTTGTTTCTGTTGCAATCTCTTTTACAGCAATAGTAAGATTATGAATATCTTCAACTTTTGGTTCTAATTTATCTAGCCTTTTTGTATTAGATTTACTTCTATCGTCTATTTCTTGTAGCTTTTCTATATCCTTTCTATCCATATAATCCCTCCTTACAGTTAACTACATGTGTTATTTATAACCGATTACTTTAGTAATGGATACTTTCCAAGTTGAACTTAATGTTGTTCCTGATGATTCCATCCTAATTCCACCGTTTTTTACTATTTCGATAAAGTTATTGCTAATTCTAAGCATTGCAGTCTTTAATATTGTATCGCCATATGTGCTTGATATATATATTTGATTGATGCTAAAATGTTTATTTTCTTGTGACAAATCAATTTTAGTACAAGTTTGCCCATAGTCGTTATTAGCTTTAGTATATATTTCTAAATACTTATAATTATCAACATTATCTATCAAAGTAATTTTATCACTTGTTCCTTCAGTATTTTCATACAATATTTTTCTTTCATATCTCGGAATTATAACATCTAATATATTTCCTAGATAATCTCTTAAAACATTCTTAGCCATATATCGGCTTAATAATTCTCTCTACTTCCAAAAGATCAAAACTCTATCTGTATGCAATTAATACAATGTTACTTTTGTCTGTACAATTCCTGATTGTTCCGTTTTGCCAATTTATTGAAACCGAAATTGGATATGCCCCTTGCCAGTAATAAGCCTCCATGCTGTAATATCCATTTGTTCCATCATTCACTATTGTCATAATAGCATAATTTCCCGAATCAGCATTATAGTTTGCTTTGATGTAAATCTCTTGTGCATCCTTTATTCCTGGTACTGTTGCAGTTTGATTATTAGCTAAATTAACTATCTGTTTTTTCCACATTGACTTTTCGATTGTTTTTTCGTATCTAGGAATTTTGAAATCAAGAATATTTCCTAAATAATCTTTCAAAACATTTGACTCTGTTAAATTTTCTATCGCTTGCTGTAACTCTTCATCTGTACATGTTCCTAAATAAACAGCGTTTAACAAATTATTTCTAATTTGATTCATATCATTTGCTGTTACTTTATTTTTATTAGGTATACTTTCATTTACATTTAGGTTTTCTTTTTCTTCATATATTCCAATAGTAAAATCATTGCTATTTTCTTCCACTATATTACCTCCAATCTTTGTGAAATTTTATAATTTTTGAATAACTCTAAATTTGATAAATCTATTATTTGATATATTGTTGTTTTATCATTCGAAATTATTTCTGCACTTTGAACCTTTTTATCAGTATATAAAGCAAATATAATATTAGATGACACACTATTAATCTCTTGTAATTCATATGCTATTTCTTTTGTAGTTCCATCTTGATAATAAATAATGACTTTATCATGAAACTTTGCTTTATCATAAGCAGTATCTACATTGATAGAATGATTTAAATATGAACTTGCTTGTTCGTTTAGCAGCTGAATATCACTATTCTTATCGATAATTCGAATTGTATTGATGAAGTTTAGAAATACTGTTTCGTATATATTTTTACGAACAATATCAGTATCATCAATAAGTGTTAAATTTGTTTTTGATAATAATTGTTGTGAAGTTAAATCTATGTCATTTAAATAAGTATTAGGAATCTCAACTGTCGAAACTGTTGTATTGTTATTAATTGTTTTATTATATAAATTTCTTGCAAAGACTAAATCTTCATTTGAATATATTTCTACATTATCTGAATTTAAAGATGATTGATTGATATATGGATAGCTATTATATTTAAGATAATTATAATTTTCTTTTAGCAAAATTTGATTCCAATACGATTCATTAAATGTCGTTTTTAAAATGAATGCTTGTAATAAATTATAATTAGATTTTACAAAAAATAACTCAGATTGATGCCTAAAGTTTCTATCTTTCATTATTAAAATTGGATTCCACGTATCTTCGAATCTAAAAAAATAATAATCTCCAATACCATCTTGGTTATCATCAACACAATACAAAATATAAATTTCATTATTACTATTTGCTAATAATATTTGTCTTTTATATGATCGTTCTGCTTTTCCTAAGCTTTCCTCAAAAATTTTCATAAAACTTGATGTGTTTAAAGAATATTTATATAAACCTATATACTTTTCTTTAAGCTCTCCGACTCTACTCCATCGTTCGTTACTTAAAACAAAATACACTTCAAATTTATTTTTAAACACGCATTGACCATTTAGTATATAAGAATTTATATAATAACCATGGGTAAAATTAGCTACCGTTTGTTTTGTCCAACACGTTTGATTAAAATCCTTAATATACAAATAAATCTGTCCCAAATTGGCATTATTTAAACAACCTATAATTTCAAAAAATAAATTATCATTTTCATCAAATTCAGCATAACTTCCACCATAAATTATACCCTCACCTGTTACACCAACTGAAGTTCCAAAAAAATTCCATTCATTTTCGCTACCGACATTCACTTTTAATTCAATGCATCCCATAGAATCAAAATCCCAAGTATTCCCTATGTTGTTCGCTCTTGCACCAGACATATAGTAATGAGAAGAGTTTGGATTTTTCACTAAGTATTTACAATAAAAGTTTTTACAGTTTTCAGGAAGTATATAACTTTTTTGTAAATTAAGAATATAATCATTTACTTGATCAATTTTTGTAGTAAAATTATTTAACATGATAAATCTTTTTGTACTATCAACTATATATTGAGGATTATCAAAAGAATATAAGATATCATCAATCGCAAAGAATGTTCCATCATCAGATATATTCATTTGTTGAATATATCTTAACTGAGAATCATTATTAAACTTTTCAAATAATTTTAGTGGTTTTAGATTACTATCAAGCAAAATTATAAATCCATTTGCCAAGTCACTTGTACTGCCTGTAGAGTAACCACCATAAATAATGGACAAATCGCCAGCTTGTTCATTTTGATAAATTATTCCTTCAATATGAACAGCAGTTGTATTTCCATTATTGGGAATAAAGCCATCCCAATCACTGCTTGGAATTTCTCTAATTTTTTTTATTACTTCTTGTTTTTTAGGTTCTTCATTCGGAAATATTCCAATCACGTATTTAAGTAAGTTTTCTTTAAATTCTTGCGTCATATTTATCACCCTAACTTATTAATGGCAACTCTAATCCTTCTTCTAATATATTAGAGCCTTGTGTTATAATTTCTTCAATTTGTAAATTACTAAATACTATATTAGCTGTATTTTCTATATCTATATTTCTCGCAATATATTCACCTTTAGAAATATTGCCATTCGCTTTTGCACGTTGGTTATCAAAATAATTCAACTCGTTTTCTGTATCAAAGTTATTACTTAATTCATATTCATACTTAACTTGAACAAACTCATTTGTTTGAATTATTTTAGTATTTTTTGCTTTCACCAGATAGTTACCGTTAAGTTCATTTAATGGTGAAGAAAACTGATATTTACCACCTAGTTTTAAAAATTCTGTTCTAGCCACTATATTTACACATAATTCAGCATTACCTTTATACTTAATATATGACTTTCCTATAGCTTGTAGCTCATTTGAACTAGTTACATCAGTTCTGTTTTCATATCGTGAAATAATACCGTTTCTGCCTAAATTATTTTGTACTCTTTGTATTTCAGGGGTATTAAAAGTTATTTCTCTTCCTTGAACAATTGCTGTATAATTAACAATAATGTTTGTACCAGCAGAATATGTGTCATTAGTTTCTATTTGATTTGATGATGCCTCATAATAAAAGTCTGCTGTTACACCCCTTTCTTTTTCGTCTTTAGTAGCAAAAGTTTTTTGTACACCATTTGCAGTGATCGAATGAATTTTACCGATTGACTGTTCTATCATATAAATTTTATTGTATCCATTTGCTATAACTGTATTTGTAGTGGTAATATTAGCAAAAACTTTATCTGAGGTTGTAATTTGTTTATTTCTATAATCTGCTGTTGAATAATCATAAGTTAATTTTTCTATTTTATTTGTTGTACAATAAGTTTTGTTAACCTCTATTGTTCCTAAGTTATCTAATAATTCTGGACTATAAAAGTCAATAGCTGTTATATTTTCATCTACCATGCGAGTACCCCAACGAGTACCGCTAATTTGTGAAAGATATTGAAAAACATCATAAGGTGCTTTTTCCAAGGTAGAATAAGCACCTATTATTTTATTTTCTTCTGGAATATTTATATTTCCTTCTACAAAACCATAATCAGCAATACTATTAATCACTTGGGTAATAGCCTCTCTAACCGTTTTATCAGTAATAACATAATCTAATGTAGTACCCTCACTTAACAAAGTACTTGGATCTAATATTTGGACACTACAATAATGAGGGTTGAATGGATTTAAATCCATGTCGGCACTATTTTTTACTATTCCTGCAAAATAAAGTTCTCCATTTCTAAGAATCTTGCATTTTGAATAATCTTTTGGGAAATAATATTCATCCAATAATTTATTAGTACCTTTCCATTTTTTAGGAAAGACCTTGTATAATTCTATTGACGATGGATTCATAAATTCTTCCTTTATTTCAAACGATGATTCACATACTACTTCTTCATTGTCTATAAACACTTGAAACATTACTTACCACCACCATAATTGTAAGAATTCTTTGCACCACCAGAAAACGTCTTGATATCCTTAACAAAAGCTTTTCCGAATTTGTTTACATCCATATCAGCATTAATATTAACGTAAATAGGTTGGCAAGAAGAACCAGATCCACCAACAGCTGGATTATATTTTTTTGGTACTACTGCCTCTCCTTTATGTAAATAAGCTAGTCCATCTCCAGCAACATAATTAGTTCCAACGTTTAATTTAGGTATCATACTAAAATTGGGATGCTTCCCACCTAGAACAGGAACCCAATCTGGAACTTTTATTTTATTCATTGATTTTAGCACACCATTTATTGCTCCGATAACTGCATTGATTGGTGCTTTTATTATTCCAGCTATTGTACTAAATATATTACTAACAAAAGATCTAACATTATTAAATGTAGTTTTTAAAAAATTAGCCACTGAATTGAAGCCATTTTTCATCTTTGTAATTACTGAATTGATGCCATGTTTCATCTTTGTAATTACTGATGAAATTACAGACCATATACCATTCCAAATTGAACTAAAAAAGTTAAAAATAGGACTAAGGATATTAATATAAATAAAATTCACAAAAATTAAAAATATATTTTTTATTGTGTTTACACCATTTATAATAAAATTCCAAATTGATGTAAATATAGAACTAAAAAAATTAAAAATTGGTATTAATACACTGTTGTAAATAAAACTAATAACTGATACAAAAATATTTTTAATAAAATTTATACCTGCTAATATACCATTCCATACATTTTGAAATCCTTGTATTATCAGATTGATAAATGGACTTATTAAATTCCAAATTCCTTCTAAAATTGTTGCAACAATCGCTACAATTAATATAAATACATTTTTAAAAAAATTAAACACTCCCATCACTATATTTTTGATTCCGTTAAATAATCCTAAAAATATATTTTTTATTGAATTAATTATTGTATTTACTACATTTCTAAATCCTTCAAATTTATCATAAAGTATCTTAAAAACTCCTGCGAAAGGATTTAATATAAATAACAAAATTGTTTGCCAATTATTTTTGAAAAAATCAATTATTCCTTGTACAATACCAATTATAAAAGAAAAAATACCATTAACTGCATTTCTAAACCATTCAAATTTGCTGTACATCAGTACTAAACCAGCTACTACCGCTATTATTGCAGTAACAATTAAGAATAAGGGATTAGCATTCATTACTAAATTAAATAATTTCATTGCACCAGAAGCTAAATTTGTTGCAACCATTTGAGCCTTAGTAGCAATTGCATGAGCTTTAGTTAACAATTCCAATGATTTCATTGCTTTTTTTACCAATTCAATTCTTTTTTTTGTCTTATCAAAAGCATCAATTAATTTTCCAAAGATAACTAATGCTGGTCCAGTAACTGCTACTATCTTTCCTATTTGTACAATAAATTCTTTTTGTTTTGGACTACGATCTACAAACCCTCTTGCTATTTCAGTTAATTTATCAACTGTAGCTGTAAAAGTAGGTAATAGACTTGTAGTCATTTCACCAATAGCACTATTAAATTCATCCTTTAGCGTGCTTAATTTTCCTTCTGTGGTTTGACTTGCTTTATCCATGGCACCATAAAACAAGCCACCTTTTTCTGTAGCCCACTGCAATGCCTGTGCTACCTCTTGTGCAGATATTGCTCCATTTCCCATTCTTTCTTTCAAACTAGCCATACTTTCCCCTGTTTTCTGAGAAATTACATTTAGCGGGTTAAAACCTTGATTGATCATCTGTAATAAATCTTGGCCTGTAAGTTTACCTGCACTTTGAACTTGAGAAAAAGCAAGAGTTAAACCGTCTAGCTTATTTGCGTCTCCCATAGCGATATCACCAAGTTGTTTTAAATATTTTTGACTATCTTTTAATTCAACGCCAAAACCAAGCATTGTTTGAGTTGCTTTTACTAATGAAGTAGTCTCAAATGGTGTTGTGTTTGCCATTTTTTTCAAATCAGATAGTAACTGGCTTGCAGCTTTTTGATTGCCATTTAACAATGTAGTTAAATTAGCATTGTAAGTTTCCATAGAAGCATTGTACTTTATACCCGCCGTTGCCAATGCCGTTATTGGAGCAGTTACAGCAACTGACATAGTCTTTCCGACTTTAGAAAATTTCTTTGATAAATCATTACCTTGTTTCTTTAAATTTTCTAAATTTTTAGTAGCTCCAGAATCATCTAGTGTAACCTTAAAAGAGATTTCTCCATCTGCAAACATTTGAATATTGAGTTTTATGCAATCATTCTTTTGTTTCACCCGCTTTCTTTTCTACATATGACCATAGTTTTTCTAAATAATTTATTGATTCATCATTATTAATTTTTAATGCATATTCTTGTTTCATCTTCATTCGATAACGATGTTCTTGTTCCTCTTGGGTTTTGATACTCTTAGATGGTTTTTCATAAGTTCTATATTGTATAACTTTACTGATAGTTGAATCTTCACTAATCATAAAACCGGCTAGCAAAGAATCGAATTCCCACCAATCAATATCTTGCTTATTTAAGTTAATTCCTATTTTGTAAAAATCCACAAAATAATGCTTATAGTCTTGTTCAAAATCAAATATCTTTTTCCCACTTTTGTGTGTTTTTTCTACATCAAAGATATATTTAGCAATTTCATCTAAAACAATTTCTTTGTCTTTATCTTCTAGATCAAAAATATTTAGTATTTCTAGACATAAATCAACCTTTAAAGGATTATTACTATAAAAATAGTGAAACAACTTCATCACACTTCTAAATGTAATATTTAGTCTATATTCTTTTTCATCTATTTTAAGTATATTTACTTGTTCGTAATTTTCTTTAGGTGTGTAGTCATAGAGTTTATCTGTTCTAATTTCTTGTCTGCAAAGGTTTTCACGAAAAAATCGAATAGCATTTCAATCATTTCTTCATACTTAGCGCCAGCAACATTTTTAAATGGTTCCTTATGCTCTTTAAAACATATTTTTTCAAACATTTCTTGTCTTTCTTTTGCTTCTTCTAATACCTTTGCTTCTAACTTGATATACTCTTCATTTTTACCTTCTTTTTCTAATTTTTTTAATAATCTACCGTTTTTTACATCTGAATCTGAAAAAATTAAATCTCTTATTTTTAGTTTTTCTTCTGGAGTTATTTTCATATCAAATTTATAAATTTCGTTTCCATTTTCATCATTTAAAATAATTGGTTCTTCTATTTCATATTGTTTTTTTGTTAAAACTAACATATTTCCTCCTTAATATATAAATAAAGGGTAGACTAGACGCCTACCCTTACTCTGCTGTATAATCTGTTTCTTTGAAAGTAGAATTATCATATACTTTTAAATCGAAATCAATTTGTAATACTTCTTCTGCACTAGCTTCGTAAGTAATATTACTTAAAGTTGCTGTAAAATCAATTTGCTTTCCATTTGTTCCTTTTAAAAGATTTGCAATTCTACATTTTGTAGTTGCCTCTGCCCCAACTGCATATTCTTTACTTAGAATATATTGACATACTGCACTAGTTTTATCTAGTTTGACAGATGTTGACCACGTTGGATCTAGTCCTGTTTTTACATTATTTGATAAAAAACTATATAAATCTTGCCAAGTATCAAGAGTTTCTCCTTGATCATAACTTAGGTTTAAATTAATTACTTCCTCATATTGAGGAGTATCGTTTTCACTAATATCAAATAATAACTTGAATTTTTTTACTGAACTTTCGTACTTTTTTCATTCCTCCATTCTACTTTGACACTACAGTTAATATTGTAATGTATTCTTTGATTTTCATCTCTAAAAGCATAATTTGGCACTTCACACGAAATTAAAATGGCTCTTATATTATTAAAAGCTATATTCTCTTTCATATCTAGTTGGTTAAAAATTAGATCTACTATTTTTCTTGTTTCCTTATCATCAGAAGTTCCTCTGATAAGAACATAAAATGGTATTTCACTATAAAGAATATTGCTAGATAGAGTTCTCTGGTGAGTTCCAGTTCCTAATGAAATCGCACTACATATATCACCATTTTGAGGCAAGTCAGGCGAATAACATTTATAACCTGTTTTTTCTATTTCTTTTCTCAATAGTATAACTAAATCTTCAATGCTCATACTTTCCCCTTCATTTCATCAATTCTTTTTTTAGCTTGTTCTTTGTAATTATCTCGATACTTTTCAACAGTTCGCTCAAACCATCTAGGTTGTGCCTTTTTATTTCCAGATCCTGCTTTTCCACCTTCGTAATAACGTCTACGTACATATGGTGTTCTTTCAGTAATTATTCCTTTTTTGAATTTACTGTGTGTTTCTCCTGATTCATACATATCTCCACTTTCACGATAAGTAAATTCGTTTGAATCTTTGTAAATTTGTTCAGCAACTATTTCTTCGGCACTAAAACAACCTGTTGCTATAACATCTTGTGCCCATTGAAAAGCGTCTTTTGGATTATCAAATTTTTTCATTTTAATAGAATCTCATAATGATGAGGTGTTTCTTTATCAGCATAAAGTATCTCGGTATCTACTATTCGATATTCTCTATCATTGAAGATAATTATGCTATTTTGTACAGGTTTATTAGATAACCCTCCAGAATTAACAATATCATAAAACATACGTCCATTTCCGACGATTTCACGATCATTCGAGGTTACTTTTAATTGACTTTTTTCTTCAATTTTAACGAAAGAAAGAGGAGTATCTACTCCCCATTTATCACCTTCGCCAGTATTTCCTAGATATTCTTTATATATACATTTGTGTGGTAGCAATCTTTTAGGAATTGGTTTTATCATTTTTTTCTTCCTTTTTTGTAGTTTTTTTATCTTCTACAATTTTCCAACCGGCTTCTTTATACCATTTTAAAGCTCCATCAGAAACATTTTTAACAATTGCTCCACATCTTACCTTAACCATTAACACACACCTCCTAAACCACAGCACAAAAGCCCACAATTAAGTAATATATCGTGAGCTACTGGGCTAATTCGATTTATACTTTTAGAATTATCTTTATCTTGATTAGAACTGTTCTCACTATAAGAACCAAGTGTATATCCGCCAGTTCCTGCTGAATCAATTAATTCGGGATTTTCTACAAAATAATTCATCTGTTCCATTAGTGCTTTTTTAAAATCTTTATAAACAAGATCAGTCTTAACAGGAATATTTTGCGTCATAATTGATTTTAATTCATTTAATGAAATAAATTCTAACCTTGAAAGATTGGAAGGAGCAGTTACTCCTAAATACTTACTATAGTCATCTTTAGTTATCATTTATACTACTCCTTTCATCTAACTATGCACCTGTTACTTCGCTACCAAGTTTTAGTTGAACACCTAGAGCATTAGTTACCATTAGTCCTCCAACTTGGCGACCTTGTAATGCTGAAGCACCGATGTGTTTTCCATCTTTTAATTCATTGATTGATGGAGCCTTTTTCCAGACTTCATATTTTTGGCAGAATCTCTTATCATAGATAGCAAATTCTACTACCCTAGTTTTATTTGTTTTACTTGAACCTGTTCCCTCTTCGTGAGTTACATTTCCTAGCAAATAATTTGGCTTAACTGGTACACCGTTGATTTTACCAATAACACCCTCGCGTACTAATTCAGCACCTAGAGTACCACTAGTATTTGCAAATTTTTCATCTGTTAATAGTAATAATTCTGTTTCAGCATCTACTACTACACGCATACTTGAAACTTTCATATTTCTTTTCTTCATATTTTTAATTTCTGTTGCAATTTTCTCGTATACTGTTGTTTTTGATAATGCAGTAGTATCAGTACTAATTGTACCTTTTTTCAATGCTTCGATTGCTAAGTTTTCCTTTTTAATACCAATTGAGTATCCAGCACTTTCAATTCTTTGTGCAACAATATTATCTGGTACTGCATCGGCCTCATACCCATCGATTAACTCGTTAATACCATAATCCTTATCAATTGGTAATGGTAAATAATCAGTTGCTGATTGAGTTAATTCAATACCATTTTTGATATCATAATCAGATACTACAACTTCTCCATTTCTTGTAGGGACGTTGATTTGTCCTGTTACTTCATCTTTCTCATAATCACTTGAGAAATCATCATATAAGTTAGTTTCGCTTCTAGCGATAGCTAATACTTGATCAGCATAAGTTTCTTTTCTTTTATGTGTTCCTGTTCCTAATGCGTTTGCCTTTTAAATCACTCTCCTTTTAATTAAATAATTCAGGGTGTTTTGCTTTCAATATAGCATTTACCCCACTATCGGCATTTTCATTAATTTTTTGAACTGCTACACCCGTTGTTTTAGGTGTTTCTACAGTCTTTTCTCCTTGAAGATATTTTGGATTTTCTTTTAAAAAGGTATCGAGGTTATCTTCAAACTCTCCTTCCATTTGTGATACAGTAAATTGAACAAAGTCTCTATATTCTTTGTTAACATCCGCATCTACTACTGCTAACTTTTGCGTTAGCAATAAATTTTGATTTTTTAAATCAATATTATTTTGAGTTAACTCTGTTTGCTTTTCAGCTTCTGTTTTTTTACTTTCTTTCCAAATATTAAATTCTTTTAATTCTTCTTTAGTAGGTACACCTCTAGTTTTTCTAGCAACTTCCTTGTCTAAAGCGTCTTTAAATTCTGCTTGGGTAAAAGTTTTTTCCACTTTTTGTTCTGCTGTTTGTGTTTCAGTATTTTCAGTAGTTTCTGTTTCTTTTGTTTCTTCTACATTTTGAACATTTTTTTGTTCCATACTATTCTCCCTTCTTTTAAGTCTTTAAGTTGGACTTATTCCATTCTTTAATGTCTTTATGTTGGACAAAAACAAAAGAACATATCGCTATGTTCTAGTGCATTTATAAGCACTGTAAAATATATAGGCTGTAGGCTCCGAATACCCATTTAACTTTAGCTGATTCTTCAATATATCCAACTATTTTAGGTCTAATGGCACCTATATATTTCACACTACCTATAAAGTAGCGCATAATAAAAACACCAAACAAGGTGTTTAATAGATAATATAAGGAGGAGGGCGACGCTTTTTCCCTCATCTCTTTTGACCCAAAGAGTGTGTGGATACATCGAAATTTTCCATCTCTCCTACTAATATTATACTATTTTTTATTATTCTTATCATTATTTTTCCAATTTTGATAACTCTTACTAGCTTTCTCGTTCACTTTAAGACTTAACTTAGTACTACCAATCCACTCATTAGTACTGATTCTAGTTCTGCCAGTTTTGTCTAAGAATTCTAGGTACTGTTTTCTATAATCAATTAATTGATTTCTTTTTTGTCTTATGTAGTTTTCTTCAGCATTTGTTTCTTTAAGCATTGCAAGTTCTCTTTTTTTATTTTTAATAGTTCTTTCGTATAATCTTTGTTGATGTTTTTCTTGGTATGCTTTATTATTTTCTTCTTTTGTAAAATCTTTTTCACGAAGAATCGAAATCTTTGGGACAAAAGCATATCTAGAATGCCCACAATTAATACCTAAAATACCAGCAGGCTTTCCATAAGAAGAATTATTCCAATCATATACAGCCAACTTATTTCCTAAGCCATCTTCTATAGGTGTTGTATTACCACTTAAAGAAAATATCTTTCCTTGATCTTCGCTACACAGAGGTCTTGCACCTAAATGAGAACTTATCTCTACATAATCATTACCAGCAAGCTTCATACGTTCTTCTTGAATTTGATTAATTGTATTTCGGGTATTAGCTCTTATTACCATTTTTGTATAAGCTTCTGGAGACCATTGTGCCCCATTTCTAGCTGTAAAACCTGTTAGACCAGTTTCTGCTAACTTACTTACTGCTTCTTGCATTGCTTTAGCTGTTGTTTTAGTGCCAGCTAACACTTGTGAACTAACATCATTAACTATCTTTCTGTAATTATCTCCTGCACTTACTAAAAGACTATTATTTTGACTATTGAAAGTAGTTAAAACTGTACTCATAGCCTTATGAAGAATATTTTTCACTGTTGCATCTTCTATGATTGGATTTATTTCATTAAGTATTCCTGCCTTAATTCCCGATGAAATTATTTTCTCATCTATTTCAGTGCCTATTTCTCTAGCACGTTCAAATACCTTTTCAACTTTTTCTTGTGTTTTTCCTGAATACTTAGCAATTATCTTTGCATTTTCTTCATTTAGTCCGCCTAACTCTTTGAGTCTTTCTAACTGCCATTCATTAACACCTCCACTGCCAACAATAGGACCGTTTTTTTCTAAATCCCATTTATCAATCTCCATTGGTTTCCCTTGAGCTAACTTGTTAGCAATATTTAAAAGAAGTTCGTTTTCCATATTGATATAAAGTCTTTCTATTTCTTCTTGCATTTCTTCCAAAGACATCTATATCAACTCCTTTTTAATCCGTACTATAATCAATTATTTCTTTACTTAAACTTTTAATCAATTCAATATTATTAGAAATAAAATTACAAATAAATTCACTGTTAAAATATTCCTCTTGTGAATGACCAAATTCATCGAGAAGTGCATGAACCATTTCATGCGTTATTACTTGTTTTAAAGGTTCATCTTTTAATTCATTAAATAACCAAATTTCTCTATTTGGAAAAATAGTAAGTCCTAAAGTTCCTTTGCCTTCAATTTCTATTTCTTCTTTATTTTTTTTCTGGATTTTCCACTTGTGATTTTGTATCTCAATTATCATTATCATTCTCCTTACTATTCATTCCAAAAAAATCCAAACCTTCTGGCTGAATTATTTTTTTATCTTCTTTTATTTTTTGCAATTCTTCTGTTATTTCACTTTCTTCATAGTGTAAATACTTACTCATGAATTTTTCTTTTGAAATAACGCCAGCATTTAATAAATCAAGTCCTCTTTTAATCAAAGCATCTTCGTCTTGAACTATCGAATCATCAAAAGTAATTGATATTTCTTCGTATTTAATTTCTTCCATTTCACAAATTGATGCAATCAGGTCATACAAGCAATCATAAATTGGTATTTGATGATGAATTTTTGTTCTGTATGTATCAGAATTTTCACTAACTACTTCTGTAGCCGTTTTTAGACCATTACCATCAAATTTATAAAAACCTGTTCCTAATCCTACACCAGCACTTAAATAATTAAGTTCAGCATTTATTGCATTTATGTGCTGCTCTGTTCTTAAGGTAAAATCAATATCTTTTACCGGTTGATTTTCCATTCCTTTAATAGCAACATATACATCGTCATCTGCATCAAAATAACTCGTATAGATTATATTGTCATTATCATCTACACCAGAAACTTCTCTTTTTACAACACTTCTATCAACTAACACTCTTCTTTTGCCACTTACAAATTCGTGATCAAAACTGTCGTATTTTGTGTCTATACTTTTGAACTTATCTATTTGATTTGCTAAAATAGATAGCCCCATAGGACTACTGGTATCAAAATTATTTGCAATAGGTAATTTCCATACCTGAAATCTAGGATATTCTGTTTCTATAATTTCGTATTCATCTACATTTGGATATTTTTCTTTAAATGGGATATTCTTTCCTAATATATTTTCGTTTTTTGAAACATATAACTCGTTTGTTTTCAAATATATACCATCTTCGTACTCATGATAAGTTAGTAATGTGTAATACTTTTTCTTACTATTTGTTCCCTCAGTACTTCTTGAAACTGTTATTATCCCATCAATGTATGAATTTGTATATTTGTATGGTAATACCACATCGCCTTCAATGTAATCTATAATTGTCTTTCCATTCTTTTTATATTCAACAGTAACAGCTGTACCTAACGCATATTCTTTTTCTAAGAAAACAGGAAAACTAACATTGAAGTTATTTTCTTTGCTATTCAAAACATTTAACAATTTTTCTGTATTTTCTTTATTATCTAGTTTGATTTCAACTTTTTCAGACCATTCCAGTTTTGAAAAATCTTCACATATCTTCTTAGGCATATTCATTGTTCTTCGCTCTTTTTTGCAAGTTTTACCATCAGCCAGTTTTACATTATAGTAATGAAAATCATTGACGTTTCCTCTATACCAAGACTTCCAAACTGCCATCATATCATAAATGGAACCAACCACTACATTAATATTTTTTTTGCTTAATGTTTGTTGAATATTATCATATAATTTCTTTTATCTCACTCCTTTAAACCCAACTTATTTAAATTATCTTTACACCAATATTGGAATAAATCATTTGTATGGTCTGCATAGTAATAAGATATATCTTTAGACCAACTGTTGTAATATTCTTCTCCACCAGTAAATTCCTTTTCTATTTTATCTGGAATCGGTTTACCTTTTTCTACACTGCCTTCTTGCCATTGGTAGTTTTCTACTTCTTTTCTGAATATTTTATTATTATTTGTATCTAGTGCTCTAAATTTTCCTAATGCTAGAAAATCTATTGAGTAATCAATTAATTCTTCTTTATTTTTACCCTTATTAACTGGATTAAACGATTTCCCGTAATCTTTGTACAGTTGATTTCTTAATGCACCTTCTGCACTATCTATAGTTTCTTGATCTATTTCACATTTGTATTTCTTTAACATAGCCATTTCAAAAGTAAATATATCTCTACTTAATTCGCTTGGTGCTTTCTTTATTGATTTCTCGTGTGGACTGTAATAATATATATCTAGTAAATACCAATAACCATCACTACCATAACCAAAACATCCACAAGTAGTAGCACTCGTTTGATGTCCTCCATCAGCAGAAAAGTCTAAATATAATATTCTTATATTATTGTTTCTTAAATAGTCTGTAGAAACCCATTCTATTTGTTCAGGATTATATATTAAACCTTCTAAACCAATGACTTCACCTAAGTAAATCCATCGGTAACGTTTGTTATCGAATTTTCGTATTCTTTCAGCTTCTTCTATCGCTATAGTACCAATCCAATCTTTTGGGACAGTTCTATAATCACTTAACGAATATAAAACACTACTACGTTTTTGCATTTCAATAGCCCATTTATTGACCCAATGAAATTTATTTTTAGGTGGATTATAAGAATATAAAGCCATAAACCAATCATTGTTACCACGAGTGAAAGTTGCTATTATTTGATCTATATCTTCTGAATTACTCCATCCAGTCAACTCTTCAAACCATACAATTTTTATTAATTTATTTTCATCAATTGTACCTTTAACAGCCTCATAATCATCGCCACCAGCAAAATAAATAGTATTACCATTTTGAAGAAATGTTATTTCCATAGGGGCTAATTTAGCCTTGTAATGTACATTTTCAATTAATTCCAATCTTTTACAAGCACGTTTTATTTCTTTATAAACAGACTTTCTTAAATCTACTTGATGTTTTCTCAACACAACTGCTGAACAATCATTCTCTTTTAAACAATTATAGACTATCTTTAGAGAAATCATCGATGTTTTGGTTGAATTTCTTCCGCCAGAATAAATCTGATGCATCTTATGACTTTTGAAAGTATGTTTAAAAGCTGGAGCTATTTGACTACTAAGTTTCATTCTACATCAGGCAAATCATCTACGATTTCCACTTTATTATTAACAGTGGCATCAATTTCTTGTTTGTCTTGCCAACCAAAATTATTTTTTAGGTTAAACATAACACCTTGTGCTATCCCTTTTTTAAACAAACAGCATTCTACAAATTCTTGAACTCTTTCTTTTGCACGCGTTATTGTGTGGCAAAACTCATCTTCATATTCTTTTTCATATCTGAGTAGTGCTTTTCTATCCATATCTAAGAATAAAGCAAGTCCAGTTATCGTGTATGGTCTTTGTAGTTTATCACAAGTCATAAAATATTCATCTATTAATGCTTGTAATTCATCTACATTTTTGTACTTTCTAGGTCTACCTACAGGATTTTTCTTTTGTTCCTTTGATACCACCACCTTTTGTTTTATTGGTTGCAGGGATAGGATTTGAACCTATGACCTTTGGCTAAAGAGACCAACGAGCTACCATACTGCTCTACCCTGCGATATAGAGAACAAAAAAAAGAGCCTGTTTCAAATCATAGAGGTGATACTGATTTGATTTGCTCTTCAATTTCTCACAATACTAATATAGCACGCATTTTCGGGACATTCGTGACAAATTTTATTTTTTATTTAATAGTTTCTAGATATCTGTAATATTCTTTTTTCACACTATCCTCTGTAGCTCTATTCCCGATTCTCCAAGCAACTTGTTGCCAACTAAGGTTATCTATATATCTAAACTCGAATATCATTCTTAATCGCGATGTTGGTAGTTTGCTTATTTCTTCTTCTACTTTCGTCTGTAGTTCTAGTAATCTAAAGTATCTTTCGTCTAAAATACATTTTTGTTTCTGAATTTCTTTTTTCTTTCTAAAATCTGTATGGTCTATTTTTATCTCTTGCAAGCAAAAAGGAGGCTCAAGTGATGATGCCTGAACTATACTGTATTTATTATTTTCATTTTCTAAATCTGCAATTCTCTTTTCTAGATTTCTTATTTCTATTTTTATATCACAATATTGTGTTAGATATTCTTTTAAAGTCATAACTCCCCTTTCCACCGAACCCTATCTTTTTTTGATAATATCCTTTAAATGATGTTCCCAATAACACTTTGATGAACAATATTTATAGTTTCTTGATTTATTTTTGTTTCTTATAACAAACTCTTTCTTACAATTTATACATTTTCTTATCAT